AAATTAAATGATTAAAATAATAGATTTAATAGATAGTAAGATTATAGTAGCTCCAGAATGTTTGGTTATAGAACCATTTAAATCTATTTGGGAGAAAGATAAATCTAAGGATAAGACTCAAGCATTTAATATGATTAAGTATACTTGGTATTATGCTTCATTTAAATCACCTTTTTTTCAACATAGTAATACAGATAGATCTAAGTTAATATTAAGTCATATCATTAAAGATGATAAGTTTAAGGTAACTAAAGAGTTAGAGGAATGTATTAAGATGTATGAGAAAATTAATACTACTCCAGCAATGAAGTTATTTAGAGCTGTTCAAGAATCTATTAATAAGATGGAAGAATTCTTTATGACTGCAGAGTACAATGAAGATAGTATTACTAAAATACAGAAAGCAATTATAGATATGCCTAAGATGCAGGAAGCTATACAAAGTGCATTAAATAACTGCCAAAAGGAACAAGCATCTGGTGACACTGTTCGTGGCCAGGCAACACTTGGGCTTTTTGAGGGATAATAATTATGTTAGCAGACAATCCATATATAACTTGTGTAGACTTATTTAAGAATACTAAAGAGTTTAGTTATTTAGCTGAACAGTATAATAAAACAGGAATGTACACTAGTGCTATTCCTGGAACTATAGAATACTTAGACTTTTGGCAAGATGTTAGAGATATATGTATAGAAGGATTTACTAATTCTTGTGGTCAAACAATTACGGGACAACATTTTTTTTATCTTAACTTTTGTCCTATATTAGGTCTTAATGAAAAGACTGGAAAGAAATCTAAAATCTTTCCTAGGTTTATAGATTTAGATTATGAGTTCTTTCACATGATAGAATACTGTAGAATAAATCAAAAATCTTTAGTTGCTGTAAAGGGTAGACGTCAAGGTTGGTCTTACAAAGCAGCAGCAATATGTACTCATGAGTTTTATTTCTACCCAGATAGTAAAGCTGTAATTGGGGCATTCTTTAGTTCATTTAGTCAGAATACAATGAACATGGTAGTTGATAACTCTAACTTTATTAATACTAATACAGAGTTTAGAAAACAACGTAATCCTGATTTAAAGGATTTTATTAAAGCTAGATACCAAGCTACTGTAAATGGAGTTAAGGTTTGGAAAGGATTTAACTCAGAAGTTAGATCAATATCCTTTAAAGATAATCCTACTGCAGCAGTTGGTTTAAGTGCTTCCTGGTTAATCTTAGATGAGGCAGGTGTATTTAACAATATTACAGATACTTATGGATATACTGAACCACTTATTAAAGATGGTAGTACTTATACAGGAGTAGCATTAGTATTTGGATCTTCTGGAGATATGGATTCTGGTAGTAAGTATTTCTATGAAATGTTTACTAATCCTGAAAAATATAATATGCTAGCTTTTGAAGATCCATTTAATCCTAATTCTAAAATAGGATTCTTTAGTTCAGCTACAAAAGGTAGATTAGGTAAATGTCTTAATCCTAATTCTAAATGGTATAAACAACCAATGACAGATGAAGATGGTAACTCTAACTATGAAGCTGCACAAGATGATATTGAATTTAATAGAATTAGTAAGCGTAATGGTTTAGATCCTAAAGCTATTCATAATGAAACTACTCAGTTCCCTTTAAACTGGAAAGAAGCTTTCCTTAGAAATAAAGGTAATGTATTTGGTTCACCAGAAATGTTAGAGTGGTTAGGTCATTTAGAAAATACACCTAGTCTTAGAGGTCAAGCTCAAAAAGGTGATTTATTCTTTGAAAAAGGAGAGATTAAATGGCGACCTAATGATGAGTTAATTTATATAACTGATTTTCCATTAAGAAAAGATCCTAAGTCTGGTCAAAGTTTTACAACAGATAGTTGTGCAGTAATATGGGAACATCCTGAAAAACAAGATAATGGAGAAATACCTAGTTATTTATACATTGCAGGATGTGACCCTTATGATCAAGATAAATCAGAGTCTGGTTCATTAGGATCATTCTTTGTATATAAAAGATTTTACAGAGCAGATAGAACTCATGATATTATAGTTGCAGAATATACTTCTAGACCAGATACTGCAGAACAATTNTATGAAAATTGTAGAAAGTTATGTATGTATTATAATGCTAAAGTATTGTATGAGAACCAGTTAAAAGGTTTAAAAGTATACTTTGAACAAAAAAATGCTTTACAATATATGTGTGAACAACCAGGTATTATTAGAGATATGGTTAAAGACTCTAGAGTACAAAGAGGATATGGTATCCATATGAATAGAGGTACTAATGGAGCAAGTGGTATTAAAGACCAATGTGAGTTATATCTTAAAAAGTGGTTATATGAAGAAGTTAGTGGTGAAACAGAAGGAACTAAAGTATGTAGATTTCAAACAATTAAATCAATACCTTTACTTAAAGAATTAATAGCATATGACAGAGATATTAACACTGATAGAGTTATTGCAGTTATGCTATGCGTACTGCAAACATACGAACTACACAGAATACACGTAGAAGAGCTATTAGACATGAAAACAACGTCTGGTGACTTCTTAGAAAGACTTTACCAAAAAAACCTTATATTTAACAGGAGGAATTCTCAATCCCAATTTAATCCAAGCAAAAACTAATGAGTCAAGATATATATGCCAATTTAGGTGGTCAGAATTTACCTCAACAAAAATTACCTATGTCTAGTAAAGACAAAGAATGGGGTAAGTCTTGTATTAATTATTATTCAAACTATAGATATACCAATGGTAGTAACTTAAGATCTGATAGATTTAGAAAGTTAATTAACTATGATTTATACAATGGTAAAGTAAACCATAAAGATATTGAAACTATATGTGATCCATTAGGAGTTAATACTTCTAGTACATTCTCAGCTAGGTTTCAACATTATGATATAGTGTCAGAACCAATTAGATTATTAATAGGTGAAGAAACTAAAAGACCAGATAATCATATTGTGGTATCTGAATCTCCAGAAGATATTAATCGTAAAACAGCAGGAGTTAAGCAAAAAATATTTCAAGCTTTACAAGAAGGTTTGGCTTATCAAATAGATCCTAATGCTGATCCAGAGAATCCACCGCCACCACCTGAAGAAATACTTAAACATGAAAAACATACTCCTTCAGATATAATTGAATCTAAAGCTAACAAAATACTTAAAGTATTAAAGAAAAGACTTAATACAAGATTGTTATTTTCTCAAGGTTGGAAAGATGCATTAATTGCAGGAGAAGAAGTTTATTGGGTAGGTATTGAGAATGCTGAAGTAGCTATGCGTAGAGTTAACCCTGTTAACTTAACAGTTATTTTAGATGGTGATACAACTTTTATTGATGATGCTATTGCAGTAGTTGAAGAAAGAATGTTAGCTATCAATACTATATTAGATGAGTATGGTGATATTCTTTCTAAAGATGATGTAGACAAATTAGAAAATTATACTAGAGGAACCTTTGGTTCTTTTAATACTGCAGGTGGATTTGAACCTCAGTTTGATGTAGTTAATGGACAGAATGCTTTTGCAGGAGTTACTCCTACTAATGCTTATAATGGAAATAATAGTAATAACTATTCTATTAGAGTTACAAGAGTTGAATGGAAATCAATGAAAAAGATTGGTGAATTAACTTGGACTGATGAAGATGGAACTCCACAATCAGAAATAGTTGATGAGTTATTTAATACAAGAGTATTTAAAGAAGCTTTTCCAGATGCTAAAGTAGAATGGTATTGGATTAATGAAGCTTGGGAAGGTGTTAAAATAGGATTAGATATTTTTACAGATATTAAACCTAAACCTAACCAAAGACGTAGATTAGATAATCCTTATTTCTGTAGATTAGGTTATACAGGATTTATATATGAAGCAACTAATTCTCAATCAGTTAGTTTAATTGACAGGTTAAAACCTTATCAATATTTATATGATATTATATCTTACAGATTAGAGATAGCATTTGCTTCTGATCAAGGTAAGAAATTTATAATGGACTTAGCTCAAATACCTGCAAGTCATGGTATTGACATGGATAGATGGTTATACTATTTAAAAGAAATGAATATTGCTTTTATTAATAGTTTTGAAGAAGGTAAAAAAGGTGCTGCTACTGGACAATTAGCTAATAAGTTTAATCAGTTCCAAGCAATAGATTTAAGTCTTAGTCAATCTATTCAGCAGTATATCAACATGTTAGATTATATTAAAACACAAGTAGCATTTGTATCTGGAGTTACTCCACAAAGATTAGGTGCTATTAATAACTCTGAATTAGTTGGTAATGTAGAAAGATCTGTTAATCAATCTTCTTTAATTACTGAATATTTATATGAAGCTCATACTGAAGTTAAACGTAGAGCATATACTGCAGTTATTGAAGTAGCTAAGATTGCTTATAAAAAAGGATTAGTTGCTCAGTATGTTTTAGATGATATGGCAATTGAGTTATTAAGACTAGAAGAAAATGAATTTGAAAATTCAGAGTTTAGTGTATTTGTAACTAACAATACTAAAGATCTTGAATTAAAAGCTAAGTTAGATCAATTAGTTCAAGTAGCATTACAATCTGAAAAAGTAGATTTATCTGCAATAGTTGAAACATTGATGAATGATTCACCTAGAGATATAGTTAGATTATTACAACGTAAAGAAGAAGAATTTTATAAACGTCAAGCTGAATCTCAAAAATCTCAACAAGAACATCAAATGCAAGTTGAACAAATGCAACAACAAATGCATGCTGAACAAGTTGAATTTGATCATCTTAAACTTGACCAAGAAAGATATATTGCTGAACAAAATAATGAAACTAGAATACAAGTTGCTGAGATTGCTGTATATAATAAACAACAAGATATTGACCTTAATGATAACGGCATACCAGATTCTTCAGAGATTGCAGCTAATGCAATAAAACAACAAGAAATATCTTCTAGAATGTTTTTAGAACAATCTAAGATTGGTAATGATAGATCTAAACATGAAGCTCAAATAGCATTAAAAGATAAAGAAATGAAGCTCAAGAATGAGCTTGAAAATAAAAAAATTGAAGCTATAAAAGTTCAAAATGCTAATCAGATAGAACTAGCTAATAAAAAAGCTAAGTTAGATAGAGAAATGATGGATAAGAAAATGCAGATTGAAAAAATGAAAATTGCTTCTAAACCTAAAACACCTAAAAAATAATGGAAGTACCTAAAATAAAACTTACACAAATGAATCCTGAAATATTTATGGGTAAACTATTTCAACTAAGAGATGAAATACACATAAATCATTTAAGAGTAACAGGTCCAGGTTCTTTTGCTGCACATAAAGCATTAAATGAATTTTACGATGGAATACTAGATTTAACAGATAGTTTAATAGAATCTTATCAAGGTAAATATGGTATTATTGAAATTGTTGTACCTAGTGCAAGTAAAAGTGATAGTATTAAATGTTTAGAAGAATTAGCTAAATTAACAGATGATGGAGCAGTTTACAAAATGTTTAAAGAAACATGGATACAAAATCAATTAGATGAAATTAGTGCTTTAACTTATCAAACATTATATAAGTTAAAAAACTTAAAATAATTTAAATGACAACTATCCATGAATTACAACAAGTTATGTGGGTAATAACACCTCATGGAGATGGTCAAGTATTATTTATAATGGATTATGGTCCACATGAAAATACAATATTTGTTGTAGCACTTGAAGAAAATGGTATGATAAAACATTACAATAGTAATGATGTTAGATTATGTAAAAACAATACTTTTAATATAAATAAAAATGTATAATAAGTTACCAATAAAAGAAAGAATGGATTTGATGAAGTCTTACAGAAAGGCTAATCCTGATATGTCTTATCGTGATATGGTAAATGATTATAATACTAGTTATGAAAAGTTTGGTGATGGTGGAAAAAAATCTTTTAATGATTGGTATAAAACTGTTCCTGCAAATAAAGCAGATACTTCATCTTATAATTTAAGAAGAGCATATGATTTAGCTCCTCAAGAACAATTAGATGCTTTTGTTAAAAATCCAAATGCACATTTATATAGTACTTATGAAAATAAAGAAACAGGTGTATATGAATTTATGAAATCTAAAAATCATCCTACTATTCAAAAAGAATTAGAATGGTTTAATTCAAATGATCCTGAAGCTATTAAATTTAAAAATAATTATAAATTAGATACATCTAAAGATTATTATCAATATGTACCTCAAAAACATAAGTATGGAGGAATTCAAAAGTTTGGAGATGAAGGTAAGTCTGATGGAATGACAGGAATGATGAAATCTAAAATAGCTACTGAAGCTCATTATGGAAATCCCGCTGCATTAAGAATGGTATCACCTAATCCTAATAAATATACTTTTACAGGAAAAGAATTAGATTGGGAAGGAAATCAAGCTTCACCAGCAGGTGATACAGGAACACATTTTATGGGTTCTTATGGTAATCAAGCAAGACCTAGTTTACAAGAAGTTAATGGTAAAATGCAATACTTTGAAAATCCTCAATACAACAGTAAAGAAAATTTTAATTTTTTAAGACCTGAAGATGCTGAATATTTTGCAGAACATTATAAAGATGTAGCTCCAATGATGAGGGGTTATGAGAAGTTTGGAGATGGTGGTAAAAAAAGTGTAAATAATAATTTATTATCTACAACTGTAAGAAATGATAATACATTGTATAATGGACAATCATTTTTAAACAGAGGAATGCAAATTGAACATTATCCTAATGGTGTAAATGATACTTTGTATAATTATACAAAACAACTTCCTGATGGTACATTTGAAAATTTTAATTCTTCAACAGGTCATTCTAATTCACCTGCATTTAATCAGTTGTATAAAAATGGACAATTTTTAAAACTACCTCCTAATCAATCTACTGAGTATCAAAATAATATTTTAAACTATTTTCAAAAAACAGGTAAGTAATAAAATAACATTAAAGCTATCAAAAGTTATCTGGTTATGTAACTTTTAGCATTTGCAAACAATAACCAAAACAGTTATATTTATAGTATATTACTAATAAGGCAAAAAAATGAGTAAGGAAAAAAAAGAATTTAACATTCTTGACACACCATTTGGTGAAGGTCTAGAAATGCAGTTTAATGATGAATTCTCTAGTGATTTTCAAGAGAACAATTCAGTAGCACAACCACTAGTTCCAGAACTAGAAGATGTAACACCTCCAGTTGATGAAACTAAAGAAGTTGTTAAAGATCTACCTAAAGAAGAAACCAAAGAAACTCAAGAAGTTGATAAGGTTGAATCTAAACAAAACAATACTGAAGAGAGTTCTTCTCTCAAAGTATTTGCAAGTTGGTTAGGTGATAAAGGTTTAGTAGACTATGATGAAGAAACTTTTGAAGATTCTGAAGATGGTTTAAAAAAACTAATGAGTTCTACTGTTGAACGAGAAGTGGAAAACTACAAAAAGAGTTTACCAGAAGATGTTCATAAATTAGTAGAATTTGTTGAAGCAGGAGGTAATCCTAAAGATTTTATTAATGCATATTACAATGAAGTAACTTGGAGTGATTTTGAAATAGACACTGACACTACTCAAAAGATTGTATTAAGAGAATACTTAAAGGCACAAGGAGAAGATATGGAAGAAATAGAAGAAACTTTAGATACATATGAAGTTTCTGGTATTTTAGAAAAGAAAGCTAAGAGTGCTTTAGGTAAATTACAAAACTATGAAAGAGGTTATCAAGAACAATTGGTAGAATCTCAAAAGAAGTATGAAATTGAACAAAAAGCTGTAGCTAAAAAACAGTATGAAGATTTCAAAGCTGATTTATACGCTAAAGAAGATATTCAAGGGTTTAAGTTAACTCCCAAACTAAAAGATAATCTTTGGGACTTCATTATGAAACCCGATAAGACTGGTAAGACAGGATTACAGAAACATAATGAAACTAATACTAATGCTCAATTCATGTATGCTTATTTAGCAATGAATGATTGGGACTTAAGTAAATTAGAAAGACAAGTTAAAACCAAAGTTAACTCTGAGTTAGCAAGTAAGTTATCTAACTTTAAAGATGGAAGGTCTAAATTAAAATCAGGTCAATCTGATGGATTTGGATCTGAAAAATCTTCAGGCAACTTTAGTGCCTTTAGACAAGCCTTAGATAAAGGTTTATTATAAAAGAACAATTATTAATTTAATATAACAAAAACAAAATGCAAATTAGTCCATTACAAATAACAAACATGAATTGGCATGCTGGTCTTACTCAAGACTCTCATTTGTCCACATTCTTTTTAACTGAGCCAGCTATTGCTAGCCAAGTTATTACTCGTATTTATAACAAACAAAATGGTTATAAAAATGCTCTTTCTTTCTTAACAGGTGGAATGGGTAAAGCTAAAGAAATTGATGGTATCCAATATCGTTGGAATATCATTGGTGACTCTCGTAAAGCAATTTCTATTACTCGTTCAGTATTTGATGCTGCAACTTTAGTAGGTATTAACGCTACATCTTTTAAAATTGGTGTTGGTGAAAAATGGTTTACAGAAGGTGACGTTTTATTATTTGACAGTCCAGATTATAAAGCTCGTGTAATTTCTGAACCAATTTATGATGGTGCTGATTACATCTTAGTATGTCAATTAGTTACTGCAGATATCACTAAATCTGTACCTTCAACTTTATTAACAGTTGGTAAAGAGGTATCTAAAGAATACAACATTGTAGAACATGATCATTCTCGTACATCAGGTGAAACTCACTATGCTACACCAATGATGTTAGAAAACTTCATGACTACATTGCGTAAGAAATATTCTGTAACTGGTGCTGCTCACAGCCGTGTTATGGTTATCTCTATGTTAAATCCTGAAACTAATGAAAAAACTAACACTTGGGTAAAATATGCTGAGTGGGAATTTTGGAAACAGTTTATGGATGAAATTGAAATTATGTTAATGTTTGGTGAATCTAACATTAAATCTAATGGTACAACTGACTTAAAAGGTGCTTCTGGAAATACAATTTATTCAGGTGCTGGTTTAGAAGGTCAAATTGCTCCAGGTAACAAAAGATTGTTTACTACATTAAATGAAAAAACTATCCGTGATTTCATGGGAGATTTAGCATACAATGGTACTGAAGATGGTCCTCGTGAATATGTTGCTTTATGTGGTCGTGAATTCATGAACTTATTTGATCAAGCTATGAAGCGTTCAGCTTCTGCTTTCAACTTAGTTGATAGTAAATTCATCGCAGGTGAAGGACAAAACTTAGAATTACATGGTCAGTTTATGACTTATACAGGTTTGAATGGAGATAAAATTACATTGAAAGAGTATAAGCCTTATAATGATACAATGAGAAATCGTTTATTACATCCTCAAACTGGTAAACCAGCAGAGTCTTATAAAGCGACTTTCTTAAACTTTAAATCTTATAACAAAGGAGAACCAAATATCCAAAAAGTATATTCTAAAGATCGTGAGATGGTAACAACTTACATTGAAGGAATGTATGGCCCTTATGGACCTAAGAAAAATGGTTCATCTGCAAGTTCAGTAGATGGTTACACATTTGAAGCAATGACAGAATGTGGAGTTATGTTACGTGACCCAAGTGATGCTGCTCAATTAATTTTAGATGTATCTAGCATTAGCTAGTTAAAGAATAAAGGTTTTTAGAGAGTGTACCTTATATCAAAACACTCTCTTTTTTTTAAACTAATAAAGGCAAATTATTAAAAACAATGGAAGTAATTAACAGACAGTATGTTATTAGACCTATCATACGCAATAAATTTTCAGGTCAATCAGCTTATGTAAAAACATTAACAGTTATTGCAGGAGCACAGTTAAGCATGAATGGTTTGTATAAAACTGGACTATCTAATGAAGATGAAGTTCATTTTGAAAAAGATCTAAACTTAGCTAAAGGAACTTTAAGTAAGCGTAATGCAGACTTTTGGGGTGATATGGAAGTAAGGTTAAGAAATGATAAGTTAACTATATTTAATATAGTAAATGCTTATGATGAATTAAAATTTAGAATGTTACAACAACATGATTGGATAGCTAATACTGAACATGATGTAGTTGGAAATTCAACAGCTAGATTTTATATATATGATCCAGAAGCAGCAAGTAAAATTGAAGATGCTAAAATGGAATTCGAGTTTGCAGCTATGGAAGCTTTTCATAGTACAACAGTAGAAGAAAGAAGAGGTCTATTAAGAGTTTATGGTAAAACAGGTGTAGATAGTATGTCTGAAACTATGGTTAAAACTGAACTATTTAAAGAACTTAAAAAAGACTATAAAGAGTTTATTAGAATAGCTAAAGCTAAAGATACTCCTACAAGAGCATTAGTAAAAGCTTTAACTGAGAAAGATATTATTAAAAAGAAGGGTACTTACTTTTATAATGGTGAAGATTTATTAGGTAGTTCAACTGATGAAGTTGTAAGTTACTTATCAGATTTAAAAAACCAAGCTGTTAAATTAGCATTAGAAAGTAAGTTAAAACCTAAGAAAACTAAAACTGATTAATGACTGCAGCAGAATTACACTTAGAATTTAAATTTAGATGTGATAAGTTAGATACTTTAAACTATCCTAACTTCTTACCTGAAGAAATAGATTTAATTTTAAATAATGCTCAAGATAGATTTATTAAACAAAGGTATGGTTTAAATAATATTAAAAGACAATCTTTTGAAGAAACTGAAAAGCGTACTGAGGACTTAAAGAATATTACAACTAATGCAATATTGACACCTCAACCTTATTCAGTAGATAACATAGATACAACTGCAAGGTTTGTATTGTTACCAACAGATCACTGGTTTACTATACAAGAAAGAGCAGGAGTAACATGTGTTGATTGTGGAACACCAACAACTCAAAGAGTTGAAGTAATTCCAATAACACATGCTGAAGCATCTAAAACTTTAAAAGATCCATTTAAAAAACCTAATTCTAATAAAGTACTTAGGTTAACAATTGATGGTAAAGTTGAATTATTATCAAGTTGTACAATAGTAGATTATCAATTTAGATACTTAAGACAACCTGTTAAAATTGACTTAACAACAAATACTACTTGTGAATTATCAGAACATGTTCATAATGAATTAGTTGATATAGCAGTAGGTATAGCATTAGAAAGTATAGAAAGTAAAAGATCTCAATCATTTAATCCTTTGATTAATAACACTAACGAATAATAAAAATTAAAATTAAAATGGCAATTTCAACAATATCACCTAAATATTTTTTAGGTTCATTCATTCCAAATGTTAAAATTTTATCAGCTAAAGTTGATGAAATAATTAACGCAGTTAATGGTACAACAGGTACTGTAACTCAAGGAACAAGTCGTAGTACCGCAGTAACTTTAAATACTACTAAAGGTGTAATTACAACTGATACAACTTCTTTAGCAACAGCTACTAGTGCAGTTTTTACAATAAACAATTCTACAGTAAAAGCTGATTCAGTAATTAACGCTACTATGAATACTACAAATTTAACAGGTTATGCTGTACACTTTAGTATTGAAAGTGTAGTTGCAGGATCTTTTAAAATTCGTTACCTTAATTCAACAGGTAGTGCTATTACTACTGCTGTTCTTTTTAACTTTGTAGTAAACAACTAATTAATAACAAATATCTCAATAAATAAAATTTAAAATTAAAAACAATGTCAATTCATAAAGTAACAAACACATTTGTAGGTAATGGTTCAGCATTAGAAGCTGACGTTAATACATTAACACCTGGTAAATTAGGTCTATTTACTATGGGAAACACAGCATTAACTACAGCTTATGTAGCTAGTTCTGCTACACAAAAAATCCAAGTATCTGAAACATTTGCTGATGGTTCTTTCAAAAAATCAATGTTAATTGATGGAGCTTCAGTTGTTGGTGCTCGTGGTAAGCGTTATACACCAGCTACTCGTGATGTATGGGCTATTGGTTATGACCGTAAATTAGCAACAGGTTCAATTGAAGTAAACAATGCTGCTGATTATACAGCAAGTATTCGTTTTAAGAATGATAAATCTTTATATTCTGAAAGACCAGAAATGTTAAGAATTAACTTTACTTCTTCTGCAACAGCTACTCAATTAAATATTGCTACTCAAATTGCAGGTGCAATTAATAACAGTGGTTATAAAACATTAGTAAAAGCCGTTGTAGTTGGTAATGGTACAGGTGTATATGGTTTAACTGCAGCTACTGCTTGGGGTGTTGAAATCTCTGCTTTAGATATTAATCAATTTCGTAGTTCAACTTACAAAGAAAACCGTGTATATTTTTCAGTTCAAGTAGAAGATGCTACAGGATTTGGTTCTAGTACAACTTGTACTCAAATTTCTGCAAATAATCCAGGAGAAGGAACTTATAATTATCTTTATAACAAAGAAAACTTTGATTATCAATATGAAGGTTTATCTAATCGTAGATTATGGCCAGCTCAACAAGTTAGTTTTAATGTAGCTAACACAGGTTATTTAACATCAACAGTTGTAGCTACTACAGGTAACGTAGGTGTAACAATTAACTCTGATGTAGTAACATTTGCTACAAGTAATGCTATTGTTCGTGCAGGTGAATTAGTATCTTTAGATGGAACAATATATGAAGTTAAATATTTAATCAGTACTACTTCTGCAGTATTAACTACTCCATTTGTTGGAGCAACTAATGCTACTGCTGTATTATTATTTAAATATTTCTACAATATGATTGTATTAGAATTTACTGACAACTCATTTACTTCAGGTGCAGATTTAATTTCTGTAGCTCGTAAATCAGTTTATATTGCAACTCCAGCTATTACTGCTGGTGCAGCTTATACAGCTATTTCTGCAGGTTCATTAGAAGGTGCTACATTGTTAACTAACTTAAATGCTTGGTTAGCAACTACTCCTGCTGCTCCAGTATTAACTTATGCAGTTTAGTTCTTAAACTGCTTATTATACCTATCTGGTATATCAAACTTTAAAGCCTTAATTAGTATAATAAGCCCCTGGTTTTTCTTCCTTAAAAGTTTTCCAGGGGCTTTACTTATGCACTAAAAAATTTAAAAAAATGTCATTAATACTTAATTTTGAAATATGTCAATCCAATGGTTGTAAAGATTTAATCTTTTCAGAAACTACTGGTAAATATGATGCTACTTACAATACAGGTGGATATGGTGCACCTAATGAAACTACTGCTGCTGCAGTTACTGCAACATTAACTACAACAAATCCTAGTGGTTTAATAACCACTATTGACTTAATGCCTGAAGGATTTCCTACAGACGACATTGTTGCTGATGGTTATACAATTACTTCATCAACAGTTTTACCTGATGGAATGTACACATTTGTATATAATGTAACTTATGATTATCGTGGTACTATTGTTACATATAGTAAATCTATAAGTAAGTTATTTTATTGTAATGCAGAATGTTGTGTTAATCAAATGTTATCTAATTTAAACTTAACATGTGATTGTTGTGAAAC